CGATGTGCAGCGGGCGGGGTGCGGACAGGGCCAGCGTGGACTTGCCGATGCCGGGGTAGCCAGCAATGAGCATCCGAATCTTCTTTGCGCCGTCCTGAATGTCGTTGGGATTGCGAATCATAATGTTTACTCCTTTTCAGTTGATAGGCTTACTTGCGGAACATGACGTACTTGCCGGTGGTACGGTTGACCAGCTCCATGAAGTCCGGGCCATCCCGGACACAGAGGTACAGGCGGAAGTCCCAGCCCTGTGCGGAAAGAGCCTCTTTCTGCTTGCGGGTCAGCTTTTTGCCTCTTACTTTCAAAAAATCACCCCCTCCTCGGCCTTGTTGACAGCGATGTTCAGAGTGATGGTCTCCCGGCAGCGGAGGCCGAAGTTGCCGCCCGGGCCGAACATCTTGGTTTTCTCGAACTCCCTTGCGCTGTACACGCTGGAGCAGTTCAGGATATTGGGAATGCGGTCGGGATGCACTGCCCGGAATGCCTGACACGCCATCTGGTAGTTGGGTGCCCAAACCTCCGTCCACCCACCGCAGTACGGCTGGACATCATCGGAACCGTAGGTGAAGTAGAATTTTTCCAGATCCATCATTCGGCCTCGCTTTCGTCCTTGATGCTGATGCCGAGCGCGAAAAGCAAGAGAATCAGGTTGGTTTTATCATCCTCGGTCAGGCTCACAAAATCACGCTCGCCGTCCACAAAGCCCTCGCCGAGAATCACGGCGTTGCCAGCAATGGGCTGACCGTGTTCCGGCGTGCCATAGAGGATGCTGGCAATGTTATTGACGGGGGAGCCTTTCAGCAATCCCTCATCATCTACCACCATGCAGAGGCCTTCCGGCAGATACTTGGGATGAACCACCTCGATGTAGCCGCCGACCTCTTTCTGGAGGTTATCCAGCAGCGGTTCGCCGAAGTCCTTGAGCTGAATCCGATTCTCAGTGTCAAATACCAATCCTTTCATAAAAATCACTCCTTTTCCGGGAAGCACTCGTTGACTTCCCATGCATCTGCGGCCTCTAAGCAGCGGTCGCAGCCAACGATTGTGCCATCATCGGTGCGGTAGATGGTATCGCACCTCTGGTGGCAGAGGGGGCACACAGGAGGCTCAGGGTAGCCAGCTTCTTCGTCAGTCGGATACAGCATCCAGCACCTCCCGGAGCTTGCGCCCCATCCAGCGGCCTACGTCATCGAACATCCCCATGCTGTCCAGCCAGACAAACAGGGCTGCGATAACAGAGGTCACAGCAAACTGCGCCGCCGGGGCACGAGCTGCTGCCTGTTCGGCGGTGATGCCGTACACGATCATCAGAATCCGGGTTATTCCTTACACTCCCTTTCTTTGCGAGCCTTGCGGGCAGCCGTTTGGGCTTCCAGCTTCTCGCGGTTCCCGGGCTGGGCGATGAATTTTTTGAATCCCGCCAGCGTCACGCGGCCAAAGCTCTCACCGACTTCCGGGGGAATATCGGCCACGTTGATGTGAATTGTGGTGTCCATGTGGTCCTCCTGTTTTGAAGTAGGCAAACAGTCTACTTACAGAGCAAAAAAAATCTGCTCCATTTCCTCCGTTCCGATGTGGAGCAACTCGCACAGACTTTTAATTTCAGGTGCGGTAAAATCGGTTTTATTCCGAATTTTGTTCAAAAATCCCTGATATGAAAGGCCAATGCGATTTGCAATATACTTCATCTTGTAGCCGGAGGCATCAATCTTTGCTTTGAGCAAAGTGGTATTGGTCACAGTAAGTTCACCTCGCTTTCCGTTCGGCGTAGACTGGTTGTCTACTGGGCGTATATTACCATCTCGTAGACCGAATGTCAACTATTTTTTTGAAAAATTTGAAAAAATGTTGACCTCATGCCTACGCCGTATTATAATTGCATCAGAAGAATTTAGGGGGATGCAAAACCATGACCATCGGACAAAGAGTGAAAATTCGACGTGAAGAATTGGGGATGTCCCAAGAAGAACTAGCAAAGAAAATCGGCTATAAGTCGAAATCATCTATCAATAAGATTGAGCTTGGCTTCCGTGTCCTCACGCAGTCTAAAATCAAGGCTATTGCTGATGCACTTGATACGACCCCGTCTTACATCATGGGATGGGATGAAGAAGCCAGCCGGAATGAGTGGGCTTCGAAATTCCGCGACAGCGTGATGCAGATTTTGAATAATGCAGATCCGGCCGACTTAGAGGCTGCGGGTATCAGCGTTCAGGAAATCGAAGAAGAACTGAGCGGCAGCGACTCTATTTCGTTGGTGACGGCCTGCGCCATTGCGGATGAGCTGGGCGAGTCGCTGGATTCTCTGCTGGGCCATACTCCCAAGGAAATGATAAAGGCCGCCCTCCAGCAGGAGGACGGCCAAACGGCTGAAATTATTGAGCTGCTTCTTGATTTACCGGCAGATCGGCAGCAGGAGGCGTTGAGCTATCTTCGTTACCTTTCAGGGCGTGCAGAAAAATAAGCAATCGCTCCTTATCAGCATCCGACAGTTTTTTGATTTTGGCAAAGATATCCGACCATTCGCTCGTAGTCATACGGCATGGCTCCTTTCTCAAATTTACTGTCGGCAGCAACTGAATTATATCAAATACGCACCCGCTTTTCAGGGATTCGTAGAATTATACCGAAAATCGGAAAAATATTGCGAATTTTGAAGAAGATAATCGTGAGGTGATGGTTGATGGCCCGAAAAAAGAATATTGCTGCGGGTCAGAATGCCGTCATTTATGCCCGCTATTCCTCCCACAACCAGCGAGAGGTCAGCATTGAGCAGCAGGTCAGAGAGTGCATGAAGCACGCTGCCGAGCTGGGGCTGCACGTCGTTGGAACCTATGAGGACAGGGCCATCAGCGGCAAGACCGATAAGCGGCCCAACTTCCAGCGAATGATGCGGGATGCTGAAAAAGGGAAGTTTCAGGCCGTCGTGGCGTGGAAGTCCAACCGCATCGGGCGCAATATGCTGCAAGCCATGGTCAACGAGGCGAAGCTGGACGATTACGGCGTAAAGGTGTTTTACGCCGAGGAAGATTTTGACGATACAGCCGCCGGGCGTTTCGCATTGAGGAACATGATGAATGTGAATCAATTCTACAGCGAGAACATGGCGGAGGACATCACCCGGGGGCTGTATGATAACGCCAGCAAGTGCATGGCGAACGGTCGGCAGCCCTTGGGCTACAAGCGGGGTGAGGATGGCCGTGTGGTGCTGGATGAAGCGAATGCGGCCGTTGTCCGGGAAATATTCACCCGTGTGGCTGCTGGTGACCTGTTCGTGGACATTGCGCGAGATCTCAATGCCCAGGGCATCAAGACCAGCAAGGGAGCCAACTGGAACAAAGGCAGCTTCCAGAGTATTTGCCAGAACGAGCGGTACCGGGGCATCTACATATACGGGGATGTCCGGGTGGCCGATGGCATTCCACGCATAGTGAGCGATGATTTGTGGTACAGGGTACAGGAGGCCATGAGGATGAAAAAGAATCCAGTCGGAACCCGGCACCGTGTCGGGGCAGAAGATTATCTGCTGACCGGGAAGCTGCGCTGCGGGCATTGTGGCAGCTACATGACGGGCGTATCTGGCACCAGTAGAAACGGCGAGCTGCATTACTACTACACCTGCCAGAAGCGGCGCACCGAGCACGCCTGTGACAAGAAGAACATCCGCCGGGATGTCATTGAACCGGCTGTCATTGCGTAGATAGCAGATCGGACGGTCGAATACTGGGAAAAGCACGACAATGACCTCCAGATCGAGGCGCTGGAGCAGCAGTTGGAGGAAAATAAAAAAGCCACCTCGAATATGCTGAAAGCCATCGAGATGGGGATTATCACAGAGGCCACCCGCACCCGGATGGTCGAGCTTGAGACTGAGCAATCCCGGCTGAGCGTCCAGCTGAATGTGGCCAAAGAGGATGTCGTGAAAATCGACCGGGAGCAAATCATCTCCTATCTGGAACTGCTGCAGCAGGGTGACATCCACGACCGGGATTTCCAGATGGAACTGTTCAAGAACTTCCTCGTGGCCGTCTATGTCTACGATGATAACCGCATGAAGCTGGTGTTCTCCTGCATGGGAGACCAGAACAGCGTCGAAATTCCTTTGGAGACCGGAGAAGACCCGCCCGATGGCGGGCTGTCACCGGATGCTAAAATGTTCGTTTTGACTCCTGATAGCTCCACCAAAAAGCACTGTACTTCGCAGGAAGTACAGTGCTTTTCTTTTTACTGAAGCCGATGGGGACTGCATTGCTTTGCCTGCAGCGTTTTCGGCCCAGTGACACCCCGAAAAAAATATGCTGCCCCGGAGCAGACCGGGCAAAGCCTCGGAAAGCTCTGGGGGCAGCATCTCTCATTTATGGTTCGGTCAGGTGTGGGTGCAGAGGTACTCCACCCACGCGTCATACCCGGCGGGCAGCAGATGGTAGCCGTCCGGCTGGGCGTATTCGGCAATCAGGTCGCCGTTCTCGTCGGCCAGTGCCTCCCAGAGGTTCAGGAAGGTGCAGCCTTTTTCCAGTGCGATGGCCGAGAGGGCGTCGTTGATCTCACACAGGCGCTGTTTGTAGAGGCCGGGGGACTTCTGACTCACTTCAGGCCGGACGGGGGTGATGGACTGGACGTAGATCTTCGTGTTGGGCAGCGCCTGCGAGATCATGTCCAGCATCAGCCGGTAGTAGGTGAGGAAGCTGGAATAGTCGTTGTCGGCGGTGAGCACATTGGTGCCCAGCAGGATGTAGAGCGCCCGGGGCTGCTGGGAGGCCAGCGCCTCCATCGGGATCTCTTTTTCGCCGTCGGCCCGGCGGCAGGTGGTGTTGTTGACGACGGCGTTGGGGCCGACACCCTTGTAGGCGCAGAAATGGGCGTTGGGCAGGCCGGTGTCGTACAGCTGCATCCCCTGCGTCAGACTGTCACCCAAGAAGCTGACGTCCGAAAAGCTGCCCCGCTCCACGGCGGGGCTGGCGGTCTGGGCTGCAAGGCGGAAATCCATCGCGGTCATGCCGTTGTCGAGGGTCTGGACGTTGAGGCGGCGGGCCGGAGTGTAGCTGATGGTGTTCCACTCGCTGCCGGTCAGCTCCTGCTGCAGGATGGTGGGGCCTTGCTGGGCGGCATTGGGGGACGGCTCACGGTGGAGACGC